ATTTTTCTAAAATACTCAGCACGACTTTTCAATATCTCCTCCGGTATCCTTGCCAACACAAGGCCACCAATTCCGATCAGACCAGCATGTTTGCCTTCATGAATAACTGGGTAATCATGTTCACCGAGTTCACTTAAAATAGTTTCGGCTTTAACAAATTCCCATCCTTCTCTTAATTTCTTAGATACATTACCTGGATCTTCGAAACCGTTAGTAGAAGTTCTTATCCATCTGTGTGCATAACCTTGCGGTGCAGCTGGCGCATCCAAACTGGATGGTGGAGTCCAATCTTTTTTACGAGTTAATTTTTCTCTCGTACTAGACTCGCGTGAAGTTTTTACTTTATCATTCATATTAAGATCCTTCCTTCACGTATTTTGCGTATTCCTCTAGTGGCACCCCTAATTTCTTAGCGATAACTACCTGTGATTTGGTGAGTTTCACAGACTTGCGTCCTCCCGATCTACGACTCACTGAGGCTACGTTTTGGACGGGTTCTTTAGCCTTGACTTCAGTCGTTTCTTGGGCAAATTTCTGAGGGAAATACTCCTTCATACGTTTGTTGATTTGATTATAGTATTCGTCAGTCTCCGCGTCAATTCCCTCCTGCAACAAATCTTCGTGTATTCCCATCGCAGCAGAAGTTAACACCCTGTCCGAACCAAACCATGAATTGTCTTCTGCCCAAGTTTGAGCTTTTTGACTTATTTGTGGTTGTGGTTGTTCAGTTTCAGCAGGAGCTGCTGCAACTTCCTTTTCCTTTGACTCTTTTTCAGCAAGAGTCATCGAAACTTTTTCTTTTTCAACTGATAGCTTAGTAAGATTATCCTGAGCTTCTGTAATCGCATCAGCATCTTGTGTTTCATAAGCAGCTTTTAATGCAGCTTTAGCCTTGTCTCTTTCGGAGTCAATTCTAGCATTATATTCTTTAAGATAGTTAGTATCAGTTTCTTCTATCTTTTTTTCAGCTGTATCGAATTTGTTTTTTAATCCTCTAGCATATTCGACTGCAGCTCTTTCTCTTCTTTCTGCTTCTTTAACTTGAAATGTAAGCTTCTTTATTCTTTTTTGAACTTTATCAGAATAATCTTGTAAATCAGATTCCTCAGTTTCTTGTTTAAACTTTGGTTCTTCTGACTTAGCATCTTGTTTATCTACAACATCAGCTTCTTTTTCTTTTGTTTCTTGAAGTAACTCTTTTGCAGTTTTACCACCTGTAACATCAGTGTAACCAAGATCTACTTCTTCTTTTTTTTCAAATGCTTCATTACCACTTTGTGGTGATTCAACACTTACTTCTTGTTCTTTAACGCCATCAGTATCTAATTCTACTTCGGCTTCCTTATTTATGTTTTCCATTTGTCCTCCTTAAAAATGGTGCAAAATATCAGCTGGATTAGTAATTGTAGAAATGACTTCATCATCATTTAATACTCTTACTTCACCACCATCAATCTTGAATCTGGATCCTGCGTACCTACTAAAAATAACCCAATCGTTGAGTTTACACCAAGCTCCTTTTGGAAATTTGTCTTTGTCATGATAACAAAGATCTCCCATTTTGAGCACAAGGCCACACACTGTAGTCATTTGTATTGTTTCTTGTGTAGTATCAGATAAAATAATACCACCCTTAGTTTGCTTAGGTCCTGCATATGGCAAAACCAAAAGTCTATATCCTGTAGGTGTTGGTAATTTTTCTAATACTGATTTATCGATCGCTTTTGGATCAAGGACTGTTTCTACTTCTTGCTTTTCTTTGTAAGCATCCAGTAGTGCTTCAGTCCGTTTCGGTGTCTCCGTGGACTTGTTCATCTTTATACTCCGTTTGTGTCAGCAGGTCTTTTAGATCCTGTTGCAGATCTTCTAATGATCTGATTTGACCCCTAACATATTGTAGTTTCTCCATGGTGTCAACACCATATATAGCGTGGTCTTTGAGTTGGAGTATTTTCTTTTTAATCTGCCTTTGTACTAATGATATTGTATCTATATCCACTATTTGACTCTTTCAAAACAAACTTTACTTTTACCTTGTTCTATAGGTTCAAATTTCCAGTATGACAAAGCTCCTTTTATTACATCATAATTTGCTACCCAATAGTCATCAATAATAATTCTTGTTCCTATTCTAGATCTGTCTGCAAACCAAAGTGATTCTTTAAGAATATCTTTTGTAGTGTGTGGTCCATCTAATAAAACTAAATCGAATACTGTTTTACTAAGATTAAATATATCAAAGTATTCAACATCGGTCATATTATAAAATTTAAAATAAGGATTATTTGCAAAATCTTTTACTAACTGATCTCTCATTGAATTTGGATAGGTAGGAGGTGTAGTTCCCGTTTCTTTCCATGAAGCTTTGCCATCAACATGTTGATATTCTAAATCATTGTAAGGATCGATTGCATAATGTTGATAATCTACCTTACCTATTCTTGGTGTAAGACTCATCATAATAATTTGTGATCCTAGTCCTTCTCTTACACCTATCTCACACGTTGTAACAGATTTTGGTTCTTCAAAAAAAGGTAATGTATCACACCATTTTTTTAAGAGCTCATATTCGACACTGTCGCCTCTAATCATGTTTTAAATTCTTGAACTATCTTTAATTTTTCTTCAGCAGTAGATATTTTTTCCATTAGTTTATCTAATTCCTCTAAGTGTTGTGGATGTTCTCCAATTCCTACTGGTTTTTCTAAATATATTTGGATTGTTGCATCAGCCTCTGATATCTGAGCGTTATATTTATCCTCTAATGCTTTTAAAAGAGTTTGTCTTAGATTCATAACGAATCATTATCTTAATTATGCCCTTTTTGCAAATGTTTTGACATTGGTTGGTTTACCACCAACTCCTTGCGCAACCGATCTTTTTCTTGAAACTGCTGATCTTCTTTGACCTTCTGACATACGTCTTGCTTTAGCAAGTGGGACACATTTTGGATACTTACGTTTTGCATCAGCTCTTTGTTTTGAACGTCCACATTTAGCAAAAGAGCCATCTGATCTCTTACTACCAATATCTACCCATTTTTGTTTGAACCATTTAGTAAGACCACCTTCTTTCATTTTTTTTGATCCTGCAGGTACACAATTAGGAACCATCTTATTTCCTTTTTTCTTCATACCAGCTTGTACGTAGCCTTCCCAACAAGTCCCACGTTTGTACATTAGAAGATGCCTTTAAAATCTGTCCCTTTAATTGCGGCTCCACCACCCCTAGAAAATCCACCCTTAGAGTAACTAGCTTTTTTTCTTAATATTCCTTTTTTTATAGCTCTGTCATCCGCAGACGTTTTTCTTGCCTTTTCTCTTTTAGAAGAAATACTTGCACCTACCATTTGCTCTGTTTTTCTTATATCTCTTTTTTCTGAGGCAACTCTATCTTTAAAAAATTTATCCACTATAGTTCCTTTGTTTGCTTTTACTGATTTTAATGTTTTAGCTTGTGCAGCATGAGTCTTAGATGCTTTTTCTAAACCTTTAGCTACTTTCTTAATTTTTATAGCAGCACCTTTCTTAGCTCCTTCAGGCATCATTGACATTTCATTTTTATTCTTTTGCATTTGTTTGTCTTTTCTTTTTTGCATTACTTCTTTAATTCTTTCTATTCTTCTTTTATTCATCCCTGTTGGTCTTCCTCCTACTTTTCCTGGCATTATACTCTTCCTCCTTTCATGAAGGCTCTTCCTAATCCTCTAGAAGACATTCCTCCACCTTTCATCATTCTTGATTTTTGTAGTCTACCCATACCAGACATTGATCCAGCAGTCATACCACCCATCATTTTCTTATCGACCTTTTTCTTTTTACCTATACCAATAACTATCATAATAGCTTTACCTTTTTTAGCACCAGTATATTTTAATTTACCTTTTTTATCGTATTCAGAAATAGGATTTTGTTTTTTAATAAGTTGCTCTCGTCTTGACATAATTTTTCCTTTTTTCGCACCTGTGGGTTTAGGTCCTTTAAAATCTTTTCTTTTCTTTCCTGACGGATCTTTAATTTTACCCGCACAAATTTTACTAGCGTATGCGTTAGCATATGCTGAAGGATATACGGCGAATTTTCTCTTCGCTGCGGCCTTACCTCTTGGACATAATTTAGTCATCTATTTTTTTCCTCCGTTCCTAAATATTTGTGTTCCCTTTATACCATAAATTGATGCTACAACCAAGATCCACAAATTAGTAAACCATGATGGGAGCTGTGAGAACATATCAAAAAATAATTTTACCTTGTCCATCGCAGTTGGATCGTCCGATACGACTGCCCAAGCGAGTACCAAGACGGGCAAACTGAGAATTATTAAAACTGCCTCGTCTTTCCAGTCTGATTGCCTAGCTTCCAAAAGTTTACCTTGGTAAGCTTCCTGGCCTTCAGCCATTTTTCTTGCATGCATCATCTGTGCATCCGCCATTAACATTTTAGTTTCCTGACGTTTTTTGAATATGTGCGTACCTGCTTGTGCCGCTAATTTTATCGCGCTTAGCCACATAATATTTCTCCTGTCTTCGTTGACTCATAAACTCTATCATTTTATCCATTATTTGGAAACCCCTGTACCCATTCTGTCTCCATCTCCAAGTGGGTGTATGGTGTGCTTTGCTGATTTTACACGGAAATAGTTGACCACCAAACATATCTTTGAATTTTAACAAAGTATCTTTGTCTACCATCTCAATTGTACATGCAAATTCTTTTTTTCTGTTTTTACCTTTTGACCAAATACCAAAGCTACCTTCTCCATCAAATATTCCTGCTAAAAAAATAAGCTTATGTTTTTTTTCTAGAGTTTCGTAAGAGTTTTTTTGCATTTTTAGACCTCACTATGTTAATTCCTTGCGGATTTGGTCCCTTTTTAGGTGGTGGCCCAAATTTAACCCCTCCGCTTAGTCCTTTACGCTTTGTTTGTCTTTCTGATTGCATTTTTTCCTGCCTTAAATATTGCTGCTACTCTTGATTTACCCATTACTTTAGCTCTTTGCTCACCAACAGTTAGGATTTGTATCTTTCTCGCAAAAGGTTTAGATACCTTCTTAACTTTTGCAACAGTTTTACGAGCATCAGTAGGAGTCGCAAACTTAATTCCAACAGTATCTTTAGGATTCTCATCAGTATATAATCTCCTACCTGAACCTTTAGGTTTTTTGCCAGTACCTACTCTTGGATCATTATTTTTTCTCAATTTTTTCTCTCGCTACTTTCAATCTTTCATCAGATTGTTCATCTTGTTGTTGAAGTTTGTCATAATCGTAATCTAATTTTGCTGCAGCTCTTTCATTCTCTTGTTCTTGTTTAAATTTAACTTCTTCAGCTTTTCTTTGCATGTCCATAGCTCTTAAATCTACTTCTTGCTGTTTAATTCTAACAAGTGGATCTTGTTTCGCAGCATTTTGTTTCATTTCACCCTGTACAAGCTCTGTAGTTATCCTTGCAGCAGCTTTTGCTACTTCAGCTTCAAACATAATACTAAAATTTTCTGGATCTTGTTGTGCCAAAGCTATCATTTGCTGATCTTGCATCATCACAGCCTTAACTTCTGCCTTAGCTTTGAATGAAATGTGATCAGATATATGTGATTGCAACAATGCATAAACCTGTGGATTAATTTGAACCATTCTTGAGTTCATAAATGCCATGTGTGCAGCTAAATGTGCATCATGATCTTGAAATTCAAATGCAACAAGTAACTTCATTTGCAAAGCACGTGCATTTTCTTTTGCAGGATCTAATGGTTCAGGTTGTTTTGGTGGTGGTTTAAGTATTGATTCAATTTGTTTTGTGCCTAACGCCTCATAAACTCTTCTGTAAGCCTCATGGAGGTTGTGCATTTGAGGATTTGAGTTAGCAATTTGTAATTGTGTCTGTGCAAGTGTAACTCTTTGAGCCATAGACATGATATTTGGGTCTGCAACAGGTAAAATATCTACTCTGTTATCAAAATCTGCAGATTTAATTTCTCTTGGACCACCATAAACATCATATGGATACATCGGTGGTAAAGATTCACCACAAATTCTTGCTAAAATTTTAAATTCTAAACGCATTGCATAGTAACAACGCTTGTGAACACCGCTCATTACTCTCGAACCACGTTCCATAAGTGCCATTGTAGTACCCACAGCTCTGTTTTGGACATCATTACCAATATTTGAGTCTGTAATAGCAGCAAATTTTTGTCCTGCTTGTACAACAAAACCTAATAGATTGTATAAAGTGACTGATGGTTCACTAAATGGTAAATTAAAAAATTGATCTCTAATGTTTCCGCCTGGTGCATCTACATCTCTAAACTCTCCAGGTTGAATTGGTTGATCATCATCTCTAACTCTAATACCTCTAGACTTAAATCCTGCTGGTAAATTTTTTAAAGTCCCTGCATCTATTAATTGTCTTAAGGCTTGTGTAGCAGTTTGAGATAAACCACCAATCATGTGAGTTAAACCAAAACCATAAAAGCCTAGTCCTGGTAAAAATTTATAGTGAACAAAATATTCTATTCTAGAATATCCTGGATCATCAACTTTATAGTTTCTATAAATAGATAGAACTTCTCCTGAACCTTCATCAATAGTTACGATGTAAGGGATTTTTATTTTTTTAGCTTTGTCATCAAAATCTTCATAATCCTCTAAGTGTAAATCTACATGCATTTCTAAAACAGTATGTAGATAGTCATCACCTGTTGCTTTGATTCCCTCTAATTGATTTAATTTTTTTTGTACATCATCAGGTTGTGAGTTTGACTCAATTAATTCAATATCTCTGTAAAATCCAGCAGCTTGTTTTTTAAGAACTTCGTTTTGTGTCATCTTAATGACGTGAGTTATTCTCTCACAATCTTTTAAATCTGAAGCAAAGTATGGAACTACTAAATCTTCAGCAGGTACAAATTTAGATACTGGTCTATCTAACATTGCATCGTAGTAAATTTTCTTAAATGTAGATCCTGAAAGTGGCAAGTAAAATAACATTTGATCCATGTCAGTTGTAAACTCTTCCATCTCCTCCATGAGTAAATAGTTCATGTAGTCTTTAACTCTTTCGGATTGTTGTTCGATAGCCGGTGTTACTAAACCTACAGTTTGTGTACGCACAGGGCCATCACTTGGTACTAATTCTTTGTAGGCTTGTGCTTGGAATTGTGTAACAGATTCAGCTAACAAAGGATGCGTGACACCGGAAGCACCTTTAAAAGGTTTTGTTACTTCCTGATATTTAGTTCCTAATAAATCTAATCCTTTGATGTATGCGTCTTCCCACTCTTTTCTAGAAAGTTTATCTTTTTTGTATTCTGAGATAAGTTCCATACCCATGGATTTAAGGGTTCTTTCATCCATGTTGTTAGCAAGATTAGCATTGAAATCATCTTGTGGTCTTTCTTCAATTACTTCTTCACCTTCAATCTGAACGTCTACAGGTAAACCCTCGGGTGTTACTTCCGTTTCTTCAATTTTGTCTTCTTCGACGATTGTTTGATTGTTATTTTCTACAGCCATTATTAATTGTACCTTATTGTATTAAATATATCTACTACAAGTCCTCCTTTAGACTTGTACGTTTTCTGTGTTTGTCTCATCAGTGGCGATACTTTAAGCGCAAATGCATCAAAATACAACCTCGGATCATTAGGTTCTATAAATTTGTATCCTTGTAATTTTACAGCTTCGGCTCCATCATGATATACACTTTTAATAGTTTTGCTTTTGAGGGGATGAGTCTCAGGATATTTGAAATTATCACTTACAATTTTTTTATAAGGCTTACTTGGATCTGAAAGAGATATTTTTGTCGACCCCGCCTTTGATCCATAGAATCTTGCTAGTTTTGACATGACATCTGGTAATATAGCTTTACCCTTTTTACCAATACCTTTACCATTAGCATATCCATAAAATCTTTCATTACCTGCTTTGTAGCCTTGTCTAAAACTTAATTTATCAAATGGTGCTACAGCAATATAATCTACGTTTTCTCTAGCAGCTTTTTGAGCTAGATATTTTACAGCATGATCTCCATACGCATCTGCTTCAGGCATAGGAAAATAATCCTTTGTAACATTGTCACCTGATTTTCTTTGAGTCATTCTAGATAATTTTTTAGTAACATTATCAAGTGTCGCTTTGATTGCACTAACACTTCCAAAATCTTGTGTGCTAATTGCTTTGTTTAAATTATCCATCAATTTAGCTCTTTGAGTTATAAGTAAATTAAGTTCGACATCTGCATTAAAAGGATTAGTTCTAAATTCTCCAGACAATTGTTGATTCTTTTGTAATGCTTTTGCAACAGATTGGTTTACGTCTGATTGTATTTCATTAATCATAAATACTTTTTTACCTTCAGGGGTAAATCTAGTATCATATCTTATGTGATAGATATTATTTGTCTCTGGTAATATTTCAGTAAAATGACCTCCCTTATTTCTAAAACTTTTGTTTGTTACTATGTCTTCAGGTAAATGAAATATTGTTTCTCTATAATCTTTACCGCCTTGTAAAGTATAACTAGTTTCCTTACCATACTTTGTCTTATTAAGTCTTAGTGGAGCAATAGCAGAATTAAGATCTGCTTCTGCTTTGTTAAGTAAAGTTTTTTCTTGATTTCCCATAAGAGTTCTAGTTTTCACTTTTTTTAAAGTATCTCTTAAATTAATCATAGCAGTTCTTGGAATATCTCCATCTACAAAAGATCCCATTTGATAGATTGCATCATCTAGGTCAGATACTATATCGATATCGTTTTTGAATTTTGATTTGAGTCCGTTAATTGTATTTGTTAAATTTTTAAAAGCTACATCAAATTTTTGTTGTACTCCTTTTTGTGTACCTAATTCAATTGCTTGTAAACGGTTAATTGGATTAAGCTTAAGCATAGACCCAATTTCGTTAGCATCTAATTTTAAACCAAACTTTTTTGCAGCGTATAGTAAGCCACCTGTTAGGTCTCCGGCATCGTTGAATATTGCTAAATTAGAATCGAATAATTCTTCTCTGGTTACATTAACCTCTTTACCGGCAAAGGGACCACTGTCATATTTAAATCTTTTAGGTTCTCTAACATTCTTAGTTGCAGATTTACCAAAGACTTTAAAATTAACTTTTCTTGTTGACGTTAAATGGTTTAACCATTCATCTGCAGTGTACTTAGATCTTCCTAATCTCATGGCCCAATCATATGTAGAGGAACCAAAAGCAGGAGCAATATCATCACCCATTTGTAATGGTTTTGTTTTTTT